ATTAACTGCTTTTTGTACTCACGCTGTAATTGTATTCTCTTTAAGTATTGTCTAATACGGTACCTTTGTATAGGGGTCATTCCCATAGTATCCTCCCAAGTTATTAGATTGGCGTTTAATTTTATTCCATTACTTTATTTAGGCTTTTAATTGTGTTGATAGTATGTTATGTAGAGATGTTTAACTGCGTTAAGACTGGCGTCTGTTCCATAGATAAAGGCCGACTTAAAGAGTGTTTTAAAACAATAAAAGAGTCCGAAAAAAAAACCAGTCTTTTTATTAAGAAAAGGCCTCCTGTTTAATAGGGATGGTTGTTATTGCATTTATAGATTAAAAGCTGGCCTAGCATTCCATTGCTCGTCCGTATATAGCGGTTTTTAAGATTTTTTAAATCGGTTACAGACTCTATGGGTTTAGGTCTATCGTACTACCTCTAATGGTTGTACTGCCTGTGGTGTTGTGTGTTGTAGTACCTTCTACGGTTTTGGTTTCATTACCTACTACATTTAAATTATAATTACCACCGACATTCATATTCCAATCAGCACCTACATCAAAGTTGAATTGGCCTGTCTTGGTTACTACATTAAGGTTGCCTTTATCTACTTGTATATTGACATTGGCATTTGGCCCTACCTCTATGTCGTAATGATTGTTGGATAGGCCACTCTTATTAATAAAGACTTTATGGCGGCCGTCTATGGTCACATCACTATTGCCTTGTATGTAGGCCTTGTTATCACTGCTAGTTAGCGTGTAATGATTGTTTTTTATTATATCTACTCTATCACCATTTGGTGTAAATTCATATGAGGTTCCGCTGGTATGTCTTTCAAATATTCTTTCGTGTAATGGCGTATCATCATATTCTTTTATGTGGCCGCTTTCCGATTCAAATACGTGATTGTATGGATAAATGGCATTATAGGTAATCTCTGGTTGATTCCATTTTTCAGCATCCGTGGCCTCATTAGCAATCACACCTCTAATTCGTTGTCTGATCTCGCTAGTTAATGCGCCGATATCCGTGTCTATTGTAATATTATATTTTCTTATTAATAATTCGTAATAGGCCCATTCTTCATTGTTATAGGTCGGCGCATAGAGTAAGGCTTCAATGGCGTCTGCGTCATTGTTTAAAATGGCACCACCACCATCACCACTATATCTTTCTAGTCCTGTATAGTCCACATCAATAAGGCCGACGTCGGCCTCTTGTTGTGTTTCAATAAAAGAAGTTTCCTCTATGTTAAATAAACCATCAAAGGCTGCTATTGGCACGCCAGTAATTCTTGTTCTTTTTCTATTTGAAAAACTTGGTGCTTCTTTTTCTGGATTGTTAACGGCCAATCTATTTGTATCTGGTTCGTCTGCGTATCTAGGATAAACTGAAATGGTTGTCGGCTTTTGGTCTTTGTCTAATCTAAAATTAGGATCATAGAAGCCGCTATCGGTGTTTCCTAATTCAGCAGGCTTGCCAGGTAAAGTACCAACAATAACCATCTCTTGCATAAGGCCATTGCCATCTCTAAAATATCCCCACACCCACGCACCTTCAACAATGAAAGACGGCGACTGGCCAAGACCAGATATGCCTGCTGATGTAGTTGGTAGTACAACAGACGCCCAAGGCAAGTCTGCGGTTGCTATCTTATTCTTATCTGAAGTGTGTACGCCTAAAACTCTAACTCGTAAACGGCCAAGTTTCTCAGGATCAAATCTATCCTCAACGACACCTACGAAATGTTTAAACTCCGAAATTCCTAGAAAGGCCATTTGATTCCTACCGATATATGTTTGTTTTTAATGACAAGGCTATTGTTCATTTATTACTATTTCTTTCTGACCTACGCACGGTCTTTAAATCCTCTTGTATTTCTGTATTATGTATATAACAATCATTGAAACCAAAGGAGGCCTTTGATATATCTACTTTATTTAACTTATCCCCGAACCAGGCAGTCGCTAGACTGACTTTATCTTTGAGTTCTGTTAGTATGTATGTCTGGCCCTTAAAGAATATGCTGTATTTGTTCTGGTAGTATATATTGTCATACTTCTCCAGAGAGTTGTCTATATATCTTTTAAATGCGTCTTTACATCTATTCTTATTGGTTCTAATCTGCGTTCTTATATTCATTTTATTATCTTTGCTCAGTTAATTGTTTTCTCTCATATTGTGGCATATGGCCTGCTTAGTTCTTTAGTCAAAAAAATTTCGACTCTCAGCAGCTTCAAGCATTCTATTTAATTATCTCATTATGCGTTTCTTGGTTTGCCTCACTTATTATTGCTTCGTCTAATTGGTATTGTAGGTATGTGATGGCGTCTAGGTTTTCTCTATTCGTATGTATATCTATGTTTTCTTCTGGATAAGCAACCCTTACTGCGTCCTTCACACACTCTAAATTCATTTTGTGCATATCTTTTGATGTACTAATATTGTGGTGTATTGATCTTATTAAATAACGGCCACTCATATACGGATCAAAGTCTGATGGATTATCTTTCTTAACTGGTTCATAACTAGGTACTTCAAAACTGCATATATCCCCAACTGATATTCCTGTGAAACCTTTACAATCTAAACCTATGACTTGACTCTTAAATGATAATTTCTGTGCCATACTATTAGGATATATTCGTTCTCCATCTGGTCCTTCATAATCGTTTTGTATCTTTTCTGTTGTAGATATTAGATTCAATCGTCCTTCTGGTTTATCTGAAATCATTTTATTTTGTTTAAAGTTAAATAATGGCAACTGCGATTTACTATCTATCTTACCACCTGATCCATCGTGTTCAGTATGAAATATAGTAGGAAAATATGTGTTGTAGTCAAAGTCTAATTCGCTAAATGTCTTGTTAAATAAATCGTGTGTAATAGTTCTACTGGCATATACACCATTAGATAAATTCTTTAATGTATCAAATTGATCCTTGATAGAATAGTTATCCACGGTCTGCATTTCTTTTATTACATCTGTTTGACCTGTACCACCTTTTACATTTCTAGGTTTCTGTTGAAACTTGGCTGCTACTGGTCTTGCAACACCATTTATTGCTAACATATTTTCTAAACTTCTAAATCTGAAACCATTGCTGTCTTCGTAAAATAACATACCACTTGAATTATATTTTAGTGGTTCTGATAATGTTGATAATTTTGCTATAGCATTCAAAGGTTTAATTCTTGGCATAACAAACTTATGTAATCCTTTTGTTTCTTCTACAATCAAATTCTTTTTACTTTCTAAATCACCTCTAATCATATCTATGACCATACTATCAACAGAACCTTCCATAGTTTTATTAACTCTTGTCATTTCATTATCAATCATTTCTCTACTGCAAAAATGAAGTACATATATTTGTGATCTAGGTGTCAAAGGTACTCTATTACTGATTTTATAGATAAACATAGGGTGACCTGTAATACTTGTGAAATCGTAACCTCTACTCGTGCCTGGCGTATATAACTTAAATTCTATGCGTTCATAGCCTGTCAAAGGTAAATGTGATATAACAGATTGACCATCTGCGACAGTTACACTTCCTGATAGACCTGCACCGTCAAGTGTTTCGTATATGTCTATTTCTAAAACTTGTGTTTTGATTGAGATTGATTTGGCGTTCTTATTTGAACCATCTGCTGATTGATATGACACCAAGGTTATATCATCTAGTAGAAATCTACCTGCTCTTGTAAGTTTACTTGTATCTATTTGTGAGTACATAATTATTCATTCATTAATCTTTCAAATTCTTCAATTATTGCTGGTAAGAAAGATGGCGATAGTAATTTAATTCTGCTAATTCTATCTTGTTCTCTTTGTTCATATTCTCTATTTGAAACTGCTTGTGCGCCTGGGTCTGTACTATTACATTCAATCAAGTGCGAATAATCTATTGATGTTTGTGGTCCACTTGACTGCACCCTTTCGTAATGGTGTATTGCACCAGGTATATCGTATTTGTCATTTACAAATTCTTCAAACGCTGTAAATGATAAAGGCCAACCGTGAAAACCATCTGTTACATCATTTGTAATTAATATAATCCAATGTAGTTCAGGACTACCAAAATGTCTTTCTGCAATAGTTTCAGGTCTCTCACCATCAGCAACAAAATATTCCGAATAAAGACTTGCCTCATTCTTAATTTTATCTCTTATCTTAACTCGTCTCCATAAATCACTAACCAGTTTATAATCTTTTGTGCCTGGTATGATATATTGACCTTTAGGGAATCTTGTAAAATACATTAATATCCTTTTGCGACCGTTTCTTTAGTCATAATTTCTGTTTCACCAAATGTTAAGTTCATAGTTATTAGTGTAGGTGGAGCACCTCTTTCGTCTGGTGTTAATGATGATACAACACCTTCAGGTCCATAATCTATGGCACATTGTTTTAATACACAACGACTAATTCTAGGTAAGTATGAGTTTTCATTTTCTCTATACATATATGTTATTTGAAATTCTGATGGTACATTGAAGTAACCATTAGCACCACTTTGTTGTTCAGGTAACATATGAAATCTAAACAATTGTAATATCTTGTGTACACTATCTTTTTCTTTTTCATTTTTAGGTGCAAAAGTAAATGGGAAACTAAATTCTCTAAATGGTACTGATTTAAATACTGATTCTAAATTAGGATTCTTTGCTTGACCTTTAAACTTGTCATATGCTGCTCTTGCGTTCTCCATACCAGGTATTAATCCAACAACACCAAAAGCTGCCTCTTTAGTTAATTCTTGTATTACTGCGGTAGAACCTTTTGCTGCTGCTTTTAATTTATCTTTAAAACCTGTGTCATTAATTACACCACCAATACCCATTCCTATATCTCCTGCAAGACCTGTATCCAATGCCTCGTAACTAGCAGCATAATCAAATTTCATTCCTTCAGGTGGCATATACATTATAATACTATCTGAAATATATGTGTGATTTGATCCAAACTTACTAAAGAGACCAGAGTTAACTTCTCTAACTCTATTAGTTGATTCTATGCCTCGTCTTTTTATGTTATTGATATTTCGTACAGATGTACCTGCTACTTTACCACCATACCAATTTGTTTCACCACCAACATAGTTTTTAGAATTGTCTGTTAATAATCCATTATTAAAAGTTTGAGTTTTGTATGATGATTCATTGTGCATAAGAACATCAAATATTACATAGTGGCCATCACCCATATTACTTGTTTCTTGTGGGTAGTAAACTGTTCCGTATGAATAAGGATTTTCTTTTATGTGTGCTGTAGGATTATCATTACCTATCTCTAATGGAGATTTACTTAATAGTTTAGCAGCAATCTTTTTTGTCTGTCCTTGGTCTGCAAAGGATGACATTATCTTATTGCCTATTGCTCCAGCAATCATATTGCCTACTTTACCTTTGATTACATTTGCTACTTTGTTTGTCCAAGCCATTTATTTTATCCTTACTAAATATTGTTATTAACTATTTATATGATATGAGCAAGTCTTTTAAAGGAATATATAAACCAACCAATCCTAAAAAATATGTTGGCAACCCAAATAACATAGTGTATCGTTCACTTTTAGAGCGTAAATTTATGGTCTATTGTGATAATAACCCAGGCATAACAAATTGGGCAAGTGAAGAATTACCTATAAGATATTACAATCCTATTGACAAGAAATACCATAGATACTTTCCAGACTTCATACTAAAAACAGACAAAGGTAAAAAGATGTTGATTGAGATTAAACCTTCTCGTCAAACTACTAGACCTAAACCACCTAAAAAGAAAACTAAATCGTATATGCGTGAGAGTTTTGAGTTTATTAAAAATAAAGCAAAATGGTCAGCGGCAACCAAATATGCTGAAGATAATGGTGCTGTGTTTAAAATAATTACTGAAAAAGATTTAGGTTATAGTTATTAGAAATCGGCAGAACCTGTACTACCTTGTTTTACATATTTAAACGACTCATCTGGATGATGATCTAAAAATCCTGAAACATTAGTAGAAGCCGATTGACTACTATTTGATGTAGCATTATTTTGTACATTGATAACAGTTGGTGGTTTAATATTATTACTTTCTGATTCTAAACTTTTAAGCATTGAAGATGTTGAACCGTCTTTTAATTGGTCACCTGTAACTTTGTCATCACCAATAATATCATCTATACTTACTCTATCAGCATAATCATCTTGTCTGTAAGTAGCCATAGATCCTGTATAATTTCTTCCTCTATGGGCATTACCTTCAATTCTTGCTCTATTGTCTAGTGCCACACCTTCAGCAATTGAAGCGTCACCTGTATTACTTTGTTTTAAAATATCTTCTACTGAAAGATTAGCGTCTTTTATTTCTGCACCTTCTTCGCCTACAGCATAAGTGCCTTCGTCTAATTGATCCCACGATTTTGCTTTTTTAGGTTCAACTGGAGCCTCGGTATCTTGGCCATCACCTAATCCAAGTTTTTTACCTAACCAAGAGTTTGCAAACCAATCACCTATTGATTTAAAGAAACCAGCAATCTTATCCCATATTTTCTTAAAAAATGCTGCTATAGCATCAATTCTTTCAGCAACAAATTGAATTGCTGCTACTACTAAAAGAAATACACCCATAATCATTATTCTAGCAGTTTTGAAAAAGTTTACAAGACCTTTAAATGCTTTTGCTAAACCACCTTTTTTAAATAATCCTGCCAGACCAGTAAACATAGTCTTACCTGATTTTCCAAAGGCTGCCATTGCGTCTCCAATAGTATCAGGTATAACCATAAATGCTTCTTTCAATTCAGTAAATTTACTCATTCCTGTATCTCTACCTGTGTCTGCTGTTTTATCAGCACCTGTTTTCTTATCTATTTCTTCGTTATCTATTCTTAATTGAGCAATTTCTTCTTCGTTTTGAATTATTTTATCTTGTGCCTTTGTTCTTGCCTTACTATTTTCCCAAACTTTATTGTCTATATTTGCCTGTAATTTATCTCTAGCAGCAATTTTAGTTTCAATTAGTTTTTCATTTTTAATCTTTTCTTTTTGTGCTTTGAATACATCTCGTTGAGTTAATAATCTTACTTCACCATTTTTTATCTCTGCTTTCAAACCCATTTCTCTCCATTGAGATAGTTTGTCTTCTAACTTCATTTGTTTGTTAGTAAATTTATCAACCGTGTCTGCTAAATCTGAATTGTAATCTCTTAAATTAATTCCTAGATCATTAACTAGTTTAATTAATTTATTCATTGCTGTTCTCTTAACCACCAAGATGAAGTTTCCCTTCAAAATATTTAACGCTATATCTTAACCAGTATTTACTATTCTAAAATTGGATTGAAAGGATTTTTAAGGTATTCGAAAGAACTATTATAAGACTGCAACAATAATTCAAAATAACCGCTTATACATTTCTTCCCAGCTCATTTCTGGATTGAAATAATATTTTAACTTTTTTTTATATTTTGATGAATAAAATCTTATTTTATATTTAAAAAGCCCTGTTTCCAGGGCTTTTTCTTTTTATTCTTAATTTTTTTAAACTTTTCTTAACCAAGATTTTGTAGAAGAGCTAACACAGATTGTTTTGACGCATTAGCCTGAGCTAACATAGACGTCGCTGCCTGTTGCAGGATCTGTGTTCTTGTTAAATTTGTGGTCTCCATCGCAAAA